CCACGCAGCAGACCTGCGCTGGCTGCCGCAGCTCGCTGACCTAACGACAGCTCCTGGCTGGCCACGGCGAGCTGGCGCGTTGAAGTGGCCAGCTGCTGCTTCCCGGCAGACTCGGCGATATCAGCCGCCAGCACCGTTTTCGTCGCTTCTGCAAGACTGCCCTTCGCCTTTGCTTCAGCAAGATTCGCCTCCTGAATGGTTCTGGCGTTTTTAACGTGCTCGGCCTCATAGCTGACAGCCAGCCCGTACTGCTTGTTCACCTCGGCCTGTTTGGCAAAATGCTCATCGAGCGCAAAGGCGCGCTCGCGGTCGGCGCGGGCGGCCTCGATGGTCTTAACCGCGATATTCTGCTTCTCGATAGCTTCAGCACGCAGCTGCCTGGCGCTCTCTATTGAGCCCTGCGCGGCGCTCACCTGAGCCTGGGTAAACTCAATCTGGGCCTGCCGCTGGGATTTCAGGCCCGTAATGCTGTTATCCAGCGCGGTGCTCATCCCCTCACTGAGGGCCGAAACCAGCGCCGTGGTAATTGAACTACCGGCAACATTGCTACCGGCAGAAATGTTAGCCAGAAGACTGCGCATTTCATCCAGCCCGGTCAGACGTTTGTCGACCGTCTTGCCAAGCTTGTTAAAGTCGGCGTCCAGCCCGGTAATCCCCTTTCCCAGCCCTTCAAACGACTGCCGGGTTTTCTGATTATCCGTCTGGACTTTCCTGTTAAATTGCTGGGCGCTGCTGTCCGCCGTTCGCATAGCATCAGCAAACTGTGATTTAAAACTGGCGGAGTTGAGATGCAGCGCGACAGCCAACGACGCAACGTCAGCAGCCATGTCCTAATATCCTGAAGCAGTCGGCGAACTGCTGATCGCTTTCTGATTGCGCAGCAGTCACCGGGGGAGAGTTTACCGGCGCTGGGGTTTCGGCCTCCGTTCTCAGGATGTCGAAATAGGCCTGCCAGTGGGTCAGTATGTTCGCCGGAAGCTCGGCTATTTTTCGGGGGTCCTTCTCGCCCCATCGGTCCGCCAGCGTGAACAGCAGCCTGAGATGGGGCGAGTCGGTTAGTTTTTTGTGGCTTCCTCCAGCGTGCCGTAAGAATGGCGCTGAACGAACGTGACTGCGGCGAGAAGATCGGCGTTCGCGTGGGCGGCCATCAGCTGCTCGGCAGTGGGCAGTTCGCTGGCTTTCGGCTTGCTGCCGTCTTCATTGACCAGCGCCGCCAGAAACAGGTTTACCCCCATTGCGGAAAGCTCTCGCGACGGAAGCTTGGCCTGACGTCCGACTTCAACGTTGTCGTTATAGTCATCCAGCTCGGCACTGGTCAGGCGACGAAGGTACACCTTCTGGCCCAGGATCGTATTTTCAATAGTGGTATTCAGCGGATTAACGAGGGATTTGTAGTTCATGGTTTTTGTCCTGTGTCATCAGTAAAAAGCCCCGCGTTCGGAGCGGGGGAAATAAGTTTACTCACCGCCATCGGCTGGCTTATCAACGGTCCACTTAACGCTGTTCTGCTTACCGTAAACTTCGACCTGCAGCACTTTGCCTTTTGGGGTGTCAACGGCCTGCAGGCTCCAGCCAGCCAGTACCAGTTCAACCTCTGAAATGCGCTTATTGGGGAACTTCATGAAGAAGACCACAGTTTTTTTCGCGTCTGCATCACTCAGCAGCGCTTCCTGAACGGTATCAGAAGGATCGTCAATAAAGACGAGCGTTTTATCCTCACCCTCGCCCATGTCGGCCATGTATTTCGGCTCTGTGTCGATGAGGCGCGTCACTTCAAGGAAGGTACCTTTTTTACCCGTCGCACCAATCCCCATCGCGCTCTGCAGAAGCGAGGCGGTGGTAATGGTTGCGCCTTTCTGTCCGTATCGAACCTCCGTACCGGCCGGAAGTACCGCGTACTCTGACGGGGATTTAATTTCTTGATCTGCCATTTGCTTTCTCCTGATTGCTAACGCCCTTCGAGTCCCAGCCGGATTTCTGCGGCCAGCACTTTAAGGATTTTTTGGACGTTGTAGTCCATCGCCGGGCGAATGAAGGGGTAGGCGACCTGTTTGACGGTGCCGAACTCCTGCGCCAGCGCTTTCATGTGGTGAATTTTGCTGGGACCGACGCGCAGCGTAACGATGGTGTTATAGCGCGAGGTCTCTGCCACGTTGGTGCTGCGGATTTTGATGGAGTCGCGCATGTGCGGCCCGATGCTTTCTTCATCAAAACCCGCATTCTGCCGCATATCCTGCTCAACGACCGCAAGCGCAGCCCGTCCGGCATCGCGCAGGAGTTTCACCCCGACTTTTTTGTCGATGCTTTCCAGCAGCCGGTCAAACTCCTTCCCGGTGGGGAATTTAATGTCCATCTGCATGGCGTTTACTCCGGAACGGTGAAGATGAAGTCGCGAACCAGCCGGTACTGGATGCGGTTGTTGGGAAGCGTGGTTTTTCCCTGCTGTATGCCCCCACGCTCAACGTACTGGACGGGCTGACCTTCCAGCTGGCCATGAATAATTCCCTTCCATTCATTCCAGAGCGCCCCGTCGAACTGAAGCAGTGACGTGTACCGGTCCACAACATAAAGCGAAAGCTGTATCCGGACCTCTGAAAGCCCGGTCCGCCTCAACCCGTCACCGACCTGCGGGTCGGAAATACGCTGAAACGTCGCGCCTTCCTGCACCGTATCCGGAAGCAGCAGCGGGTACGTATCCAGCCCGGTGATCCGCTCGACGGCGGTTTTAATTGCTGATTCGATCATGGCGTGAATCCGCCTCTCCGGTGATGATTATCCGATCCGTCAGGCGCTCGACGTTGCGAACGGTATATACCCGGTCCGCTGTCGATACCTTCCAATCCACGTCAACCTTGCGCGGGTACAGCGTGAAGAGGCACGTTTCAACGACCTGCTGCTGGTCCAGCGTCCGGACCTTCCGACCGGAGACCAGCTCCTTTCTGGACCAGGCCTTTCCGGAGATCACCTCACGGGCCGGAAGCGTCTCGCCGAGCTCGCCGCGTCCGGTTTCTATGTAGCTGAGTGTTATCCGGCAGTTCAGCTCACCGGGGCGCAGGGGTTCACTCATACGGTATGCTCCATTAGCGGGAACAGCAGGTACTCAACGCCCAAATCGGACGGCGAACCTTCTGCCGTGCCGGTGGGATTCAGATACCACTGCGAGACCATCATCTTCGCGGCCAGCTTGATATCTTCATCAATGATGTAACCCGTCTCACCGTCAGGCAGTGCGTCAAGCTGCGCCTGGTTCTCTACCAGCTTGCAGTAGTAGCTGCGCTCGATGCTGCGCTGAGCCGCGTCAATCAGGCTGGTCAGCAGGCTGTCGTGCTCATCAAAATCCAGCTCGAGGCGCAGCTGGGTTTTGGCTTCAGCCAATGTCAAGATCATGCTCATCATCGTCCTTATTCGTTTTAAGGGCGCGTTCTGCATCTTTTGCCCAGACGGCGATATTTCGGTTCACCATGTCCTGAGCAACGGCGCTGTCAAAGCAGGCCACATCGCCACGGCAGTAGCGACTGAACGGGCCAAGAAACGTCACCGCAACGCGTCCGTTTTGCACCGAAGCGACTTTTTTAGTCAGTTTTGACATGCGTTCTTCTGGGGTTTCGTCCTGTTTCGCATCACCTGCTGAATCCGTATCGCCGCCGTCCGGACCTGGTGCGGAACCATTACCAGCATCGCCTGCAGAACCGGTGTTCGCGTCTGCTGCCGGTGCCGAAGTATCAGCCACCGCTGCGGTCGTTACCGCAGGCTCGGCGTTGGTGTCGGTGGCGGTATCGTCTTTCTGAGTGTTTTTGGTTTTAGGAGCCATGATATTCACCTGTAAAAAAGCCCGCGCGGGGCGGGCTGTTAATCACGATTGTCGGAGTATTACCAGGTAACGCCGGTACCCAGCGCCAGGCCTTCGATATGGCGGAAGCCGATATCGTGCTCCATGATGACGCGGATCAGGGACTGGTTACGCGCGAACGCGGAAACGGTGTTCCCCTCTGCATCGATGTAGGTCGCCTCGCGGGAGAAATCGACCACCATTGCGCCGTCTTCACCAATCAGGACATCGTTGAAGTCAGCAAAGTAAATCTCAGACTCCTTGCCGCCCGTGCCCAGGTTCGCCGGAATAGCCGAGGTGCGCTCAATCGGATAGCCTTTCAGGTTACCCACTGCCATTTCCGGATAAACCTTGTTGCCGTTCCCGTCGCGCAGGCCAAACAGCTTCATGTAAGTGCGGTTGGACATACCCCAGCCGCACTTGAGCATGTTGCTGTTACCGTCCATCGCCATGAGAATCAGCGCATCAAGGTAGGTATCGATGGTCTGCAGGTTCACTTCTTCATCCGCAACCCATGGAAGCGTGCGGCTACCCGCTGTGGCCACGGCCTTCATCCCTTTCGGGGTGTCGTTGGTACCGTCGTCGCGGAGGAACGCCTTATCTTCGCGGGTGGAGATGCCGCT